TCATATTTGCTCGGCGGCATTACGCACCTACCATTAAAGCAATGGTAAGGCCTCATCTAGCACAGCTACCATTCACCGAATAGTAGCCACTTAACAAATTTTGTTAAGATCCATGTTAGAAGAGCTCCGAGAGTTATCTGGGAGATTACCGACATGGAATCAACCTTCAATATAATATCTGTGGCCACGGGTATCACCCCTGAGGCGGCATTAACGAAAGTTTGCCAGACCGATTGGGACATGTGCATGAAGAACTCTGGAAGGTCTATTACTCCTTCTAGTAGTTCTACTACATAATGTCCCGTGATCTCTGATATTACATGAAAGTTGGCTAGGATTGCAATAAGCAGTCCGGCACATAGAAGCTCGAAACTGTGGATAAGTAAATTAACCACAATGAAGGCTATACTATGCGTTTCAACCGGTAATATTCCTATTAACGCTTGAATTGCAGTCCATATTGCTAGTAGACAGTTAAGGACTTCCTGTACTCCAATAATCTGGGTTAATAACCCCCAGATTATCGAATATATGGAGGTAAACTTAACAAATCGCCATGATGCCCTTCTAATGAAGGGGATCATAAATTTTAGGCGAGGAGTTAAGTACCTTAGTCCTAGTCTGGGAATCAGGTGAAAACCTGATTCCATGGCCTTAACCGGCTCATTACGTTCTGCCTGACTCTGTGGTAAAAGGTCATCGGGAGTTAATTCCGTTAGAACTTTGAACACAGATTTCAGAACAGCACTCTCAGCTAGGGAGATCGAGAACGCATTCCTCATAGAAAATACTCCGTGAGACACGAAGTACTTCTGTAGACCGTTTTCAATTAAGAAAGACGGAACTATCTCAGACGGATCATTAAAGACCGTCTGAAGCATGAAGTCTGTCGATTTATCGATCAAACTATTAAGTCTAATAACAATAGGATTATTCCAATTCAAGACAACAGATAGGGTTTCTTTTACAAAAGAGTGAGTCTCAGGGTTGTCGCCCCAGACCTCTTTAATCGTTCGATCAACAATACCATTAAGGGTTGAATTCACCTTATAGGCATCGTTTTGGAACGAGTAAAGATCCTTTTCGATTAGTAGAAGTTTTGCCTTAGCTAAGATCCCTTCAAAGGATCTAAGAGTAAGATCTAAATCTTGCTGCCAAACTTCTTTCACTGCCAGCCACCCTGATCTTTCAAAGAACAGAGTAGCCGCCAGGGAAGTTGATGACTTCGCAGTCATTAACGCGTCGAAAAGCATATACATACGCTGCATGGAGATATTCTTATTAATAATAAGATTCTTCCCATACAGAGAGCTATGTATATCATGGATAAGACACGGGTGCCGTTCGATTGGAAGTTTCCACCCATGGCTAGCCTGAGTACTTAAGAAATTATGAAGTAACGGGTACCGTTTGTAAGTCGTTAATAGACCTCCAACGGCAAAACCAGTTACCTCGTGACCTTTATAATACCACCTCTTTGCGAATTCAAACACATCAAATGATGTGTGAGTTTTCTCAACAGAGAATGGCATATCAAGAACCACGAGAAGTTTCTTATATTCCTCGGCTACACTGTCATTAGCGATAACTAGATCATCTCCCAGAAGGGAGTACTGATCAAAGTTCCAAATATTGGAACGTTGAGCAGCAATCTGAACAATGATATGATGAGTTAGCGCCATAGCAGGCCATGACGAATAAGCTCCCATCGGTTGACCAGCTGCATATTTCACCGTCACCTTCATAGGGACGTTGGTAAATGCATAGCTAGTAAGCACATCTACCCAGGTATTGGCATAAGTGTCACCCGCGAAGAACGAAATGACCCTTCTCTGAAGAGAGATGGGCATTCGATCTGTTGCGGCACTTAAGTCAATACTATGGAATTTGTGTCCTTCCACCTTTTGCGAAAGACCTGAGATAAATCGGCTTTGATCAAAGGTACAGTCCATTGGAATCCCTCGCAAAATTCTGTTCAAGAATTTATGGAGAGGTAACAATGATGTCTGTGACCAATAATCAAGGATACCGACTACTCGGGTTTTCCCTTCTTTATCTGAAAAGAAAGATAACCTTCTAAAGTTATCTCCTTTCGGTGGATAGGCCTTAGCCCATAAGTCAGCAACGGATGTATATTTTAAAATATCCAACCGATCCAGATTCTCATTAATGAACGTTCCCAGCCTTGTACCCCCTAACAGGGTTACGTCCCTGATTAGTTTTCGGGGTAAAAGGGTAAGTTCGCTCATTGAGGTCAAGATAGCTTGCCCGTAAGGGCCACGCTTTGTAGACATATGAGGTTCAGTCCAACACGGAGCAAAAGACCACTTTCCCTTTCTTGGAGAAAGAAATCTTAGCGCCCGGTACAATTCTTTATCTGTTATTGATTGAACATCAGCTTTCGTTGGTGTCTCAATAGTAGATAAATCAAGTTTGGCTTTCAACTGTAACGATCGCAATGACGTTAGCAACGTCAAAATGATTCGAATACTGTCTATATCCTTATCAGAGGTATCCCATATTGGTACTAACCAACACGGAATTCCTCTGGAATCCAGTTTTACACCTGGACATTCGGATAGAGCCTCACCTGAAAGGAATCGCATAAATGCATTACGTGACGTTTTAACGTACTTAATTGCAAAATCGAATCCCTTGGATTGTTCCAACTTCTTAACTTCTGTAAAGAAGATAGGAAGAGAGAAGGTAATGAACGTTTGCTTACATGGTAGATATGTAGGAAGTAACCGGCTAAGGAGAATGTTAATTCTCGATAGCAAAGATCTCAACTTCCAGTTGGGATCACGGCGTATTCGCTTCATATTTAGTATGTTTGTAGCTTTTATTAGTATAAAAGGTACAGGAGACCTCGACATTAGACTCTGTCTAATTAGAGGGGCTAGCACTGTTCGACAGGTGTGGAAGCGAATTCACGTGTCTCAATGCCAAGGTTTCCCATAAGTTTCTGAGTCGAAGACTCTTCGAATCCAGAACACTATGGCCCTGCTGGCTAGAGCACCATAAAGGTAGATTATCAAACTACCCTGGTGGACTAAGGTTTCGCAGAGTAAATGCTCTGGGGATCCCGATAACTAATCGGACGAGTTTCACAACAGTGATAAACTGTTG